CCCGAGAAAGCCATCCAGGCCCAATCCCTAAGAACTCCCGCTAGGAGCACCAACCGGCTTTTAACCATTAACGGAGAAACACACCCTGTTTCCGAGTGGGCGAAACTTGTCGGTATTCCAGCTCCGACAATCTACACGCGCCTGTATCACGGCAGAACACCATCCGAAGCTATCCAAACCGCACATTTCAGGAGATCAGATGCCGCTTCTCGAACGTGATGTCTATCTCCAGACAAAGCACTTCTTGGAGTTTCGTGGCTGGCGTACTGTACGGATGCAGCGCACAGTCGTTCCAGGCCAATTTCAGACTGGTGAGCCTGGTATTTGTGATGCGCTCTTTATTTTTTACTTTGAGAAGCCTCTTGGTGCCAGCGCCTCGCTATGGTTGGAAACAAAATCCCCGAGGCCCGGCAGCAAACGCAGCGCACAGCAGAAGAAGTGGCAGGCCCGCGAAGCGGCTCGAGGCGCTCTCGTGGTCACCGTCTACGACTTCAACCAATTCGAGGCGTGGTACCGCGAGACATTCGGCTGGCTGCATGCGATGACCGGGCAGCAGGAGCTTGCGCTTGCCGGGTCCGCCGAGGAGAAGTGGTGATTGAGGTCCACACATTGGTGTGCGAGAAGTGCAACCGGACCTATGTCTCGGCCGACGCGGATAGTATGTACTGCGGGCTTTGCCGGCTTGCCATGCGCCGTGAGGCCGCGCAGGAGCGCCTGGACAATATCAATGCGCGGCTGGACGTAGTCGTGCTGCCGGAGGATGCGGCGTGAAGCGTGGTGCTCCTCGTCACCGTAAAATGCGCGACCTGGCTGCCAAACTCGGTGTCCCGCTCTCACACGCCGTCGGCATCATGGAGATGCTTTGGCACTATGCCGGCATAGAAACACCCCAGGGTGACATCGGAACAGCGAAGGACATTGAGATCGCCGTGGCTGTCGACTGGAGCAAAAAGCCTTCAATTCTCATAGAAGCTCTGATTGAAACGGGCTGGCTCGATCGAGACGAGAAATATCGACTGATAGTCCACGATTGGCCAGACCACGCAGAGCAAGCCGTAAAGAAATGGTTGGAGAGAAACAGAAAGGAGTTTCTTCCGGTGTACGCGCAGATGTCTGGAAATTCGTCCAGACAAACGTCCGGACAAAATACAGACACGCGTCCGCCCTCGCGGGAGGCTAGGCTAGGCGAGGAAGATGTTTGTACAAACAACGAAAAGTTGACAAACGGGAACCGCGCCGCGAAATTCGATGCCGGATTCCTCGAATTGCGAGCAGCCGTTGCGGAAGCTGGCATCTCGTGGAGCGATGCTGACTGGCGCCAAGCCTACTCTAAGTGCTGGAATAACTTGGCGTTAGAGGAACGAATCGCTGCTGTAAATGGTATCCGCGACCGCATAGGAACAGGGGATTTTGTCCTCAAAGCGAAGCCGGAAAACTACCTGGCGAACCACCTGTGGGAGCGGTCTTTGCCATCTGAAGGCAGGCAAATTTCAGCCACTGAGCGCGAGTTTTACCGCATGAAACGCGATCGGGAGGCCCAAAGTTGACCATGTGCAGCGAGAAAAAGTCGCTCGAAATAGCCGACAAATTGGACGTGCTGCAGCACTATCCGGCACCCGGAAAAGCGCGCGCCGCGATCGCGGAAATGGTGCGGGAAATCTGCCCGACAGATAAGGCGGCCGACGTACTGTTCCGCCAGATTGTGGAGGCTTACAACACTTGGCCTGGTCCGCAGGAATTCACGCAGTTTGCACGCGGCAAGATGAGGCCGCAGGCGCAACGGGCTGAGCTGCAGGAGTGGGATCCGGACCAGTGGCGGCACCAGGTGGAATGCTCGCGCTGCGGCGACGATGGCTATATCCGTGGCGCCGGCGAGTTCGCGCGGTGCAACTGTGACGCCGGCAGAAACATCGATTCTCGCTTCCTGAAGCTGCTCAACGAAACGGCGCAGGCCGCGGCCGACCCGGTTCGTTCGGTGCGGACCGATGCGCCAATTAAGCCAAGCGTGTCCGAAATTGCGAAAGTGATGCGGCAGAAGAGTGCACGGACGCAGTGAATCGTGCTGGGATAAGCCACTTCGTTCATTTATTCAAGATTCTGCCAGAGCGGTTTATGGAATGGGAAGTTGAAGAACGAAATACAGCAGAAGAATTCAGATCTCGCGGCATTGAACCGCTCTCGATTTTGAAAGACAGGCGCGGCGGGCAAATAAAAAATCTGTATCTCTGGCAACTTCGGGAACGAATACAGTCTGGCGATACGTTCCCTCGTGATGAGTGGGGAGGATGCGGGTGCGGTGGCGCAACGCAGGATAGGCAAGGAGCTGTATCATGACGTACCAGCAAGAGCAGCGCGCAGCAAAAATGCGCGCGAGGAATGCATCTCTGATCCGGACACGGCAACGCGCACGCCGGCAGCCGCGCAGCGCGAACGGGCAGCGGTTCGCCAGGTCCGTCTGGTGTGTGATGTACACCGACAGGACCACCGCATGCCTGTTGTGCGGCGTTGTCTTGGAACCCGAGCAGCGGCACGAATGCTATGGAAAAGGGCTGGAGGCCGAGCCGCAAGTGAGTAAATGCGTGTAGCAAGGCTACTGAAGACTTGGCGGGTGATTGCTAACTTAGGCATCCGCGAAGTGGCCAAAGAAATTGGTGTCTCGCCCGCTACCCTCTCAAGGATAGAACGCGGTGAAGAGATGAATGGACAGACGCTCGCCAAGGTGATCATGTGGATGCTTGGGCAGCCGAAATCATGACGCTGGACACCAAGAGGCTCAGGCCGGAAAGGGAGATTTAGCCCATGTCAACCCAGCTAATACGCACGGAGCCGATTCGCGATAGAATGTTGTCCCTTCGAGGAGGGGACATGGGACGTCGGCGCGGACAGAGAAAGGGCTGGCTACGCGAGCAGAGCGGGCAATGGCGGCTCACGTACAGACTCTACGACGTGCTCGGCAGACCGAAGCGCGAGGACGTGTATATCGGGCCGGCCGAAGGGCCCGGTAAACTCACGGCGAAGCAGGCCGAGCGACGGGCCTGGGACGACTACCTAAGCAAAGCAGACGACATTTCGCGTAAGCCAAAAGCGACTATTACGGTCACAGAATTTTGGGATTCGAAGTACTGGCCACAAGCGGAGCTCAGGCTCCGCAAGAGCACGCGCGGGCAGTACTCGTCGCTGTGGGGCCACTGGCTCAAGCCGCGGATCGGGAGCACTTCAGTTGCACTCGTGACGGTTGAACACATCGAGCAGACACTCGCCGAGATCGCCAGTGCCGGAAAGTCGCCAGCAACCGTAAAGCATGCGCGCAAGGTGCTTTCGGCTCTCTTCACCCGGGCAAAGAGGCTCGGATACTTCACGGGAGACAACCCAGCCGGACTCGTAGAATTGCAGCCTGCGACAAGCGTCAGGAAACCGTATGCGCTCTCTGTGGCGCAAGCGAGGGCGATACTGGCAGGAAAACCTAAAGGCGCCCAGAATGGCTCTCTTGCCACGCCAAATCGATTCCTGCACATGATTCGCGCGGCGTTGCTGACCGGCATGAATGCGGCCGAACTCTGCGGGCTGCGGTGGTCTCAAGTGAACTTGACGGACGCTCCGGCGGGCGACATTCCGGCGAAGTGCATCGGTGTCCGCGAGCACTGGTACCGCGGTGAGGCCGGCGCACTAAAGACCGGCAACCGGTACCGCAACATCCCGATTTGCGGCGCGCTCGCAAAGCTTCTCGAGGAGATCCGGGCCCGCGGCGTGTTCCTCACGGGCGCAGACCGCGTGTTCTGCTCGCGCAATGGGAAGCCGCTAACCGAGAACAATATTCGCCGACGCCATCTTGCGCCGCTTGCCGAATCGCTCGGGCTTCCATATCTCGGCTGGCACATCTTTCGCCACACGGTGGCCAGCTGGTGCGCCGAACTCGGGATGCACGAGGTTGACCGACAAGTGCTCCTCGGGCATGCGCCGGCCACGATGACACAGCGCTACACACACGCTGAGCTTGAGCGGATACGCGGCGTGCTCGATCAGTTGGCGGCGCGGATTGAACCGGCGAAGACTGGTTCGAACGTGGTGGAGATCAGGAGAATTGGTTGACGACGGAGCAAAAAAGGCTCGCAGCAATTGAGCGAATCCTGACCTACCTCAGCCTTTGCGATGAGCTTGAATTGCGATTTAGCGAAGACGAAGACGAAGACGAAGACGAAGAAAAAATCCGCTTTCGCATGTTACCACTGACCTACTTCAATCGCTGTGAGCCAATATCACATTGCGAAGAACTTGGGAATTTACCCAAATCGTATCAGCGCTTCATCCCGGCGGATGCGGCGCCGCGCGATGTGGACCACGACGAATGGGATGTCTCCTGGTTCACAAACAGAATCACTGGGAACGACACCAATCCGACGGCTGAACTGTGGAAGGATAAAAAGGCCATTTATGGTGTTCAGCGCATACGACGTGTCGCACTGAGCGAGATTCGCGGGAGGTTCAAACTAAAAAGCGGAATGGTAATCGAATTAGCGGCTGCCTTAATTCATAGTGATGGAACGTACACGAGTTCTCGCTTTTACGCCGAACAATGGGGATCTAGCGGATGGTATGTAATTGGGCAACCCGGCCCTGTTATCCCAGAGTTGCTTTTAGATCATGAGCGGCGGCAAGTAGAAATCTCACTAGGGTACGCTTACGCACGCCATTTCGACTGGCAAGTAGAAATCGGCTACACAAAAATGCCGACCATCGCCCTCACGGTCGATCCACCTGCCGCACGAACAGTTTTTAAACTCCGCGATCTCCCGCCTGGAAAGGACAGACGCGAAGCTCTTAAACATTGGGTCGGTGAACACTATAGGCATCAATCGTCAGGTGACAGCACGGAAGAGTTGATTAAGATCTGGCCGTACCTGAGGGGCGGCAATCAATTCAAGTGGCATGGCATGGAGTGCCGAATTCATCCCAGCAGACATGACCTGATCAGGGCCAAGAAATACGAAGAGTACCGGGCGATCCAGCGGCAGCAGAACCAACAAACGGCGGCGAATAGGAGGAAGCGAAAATGAAAGGAAAAACGTGCCAATCATGTAGGAACGTCTACCCGCCGTGGTTCTCTCGCTGCCCGGTTTGCCAAAAGGTCGGTAGTGCGCTAAAAGTTGGTTGATAAAAAAAAGGCCCCGGACACCCGGGGCTCTCAAGCAACAGATTGATGCTCATTAGTATATTCCTATCGCGGATAGCCATCATTGCCACAATTGTGATTGTAGGTGGTGTTGTTTACTGGGCTGCCACGGTCCAGTCTGATGTGAACTATCTGAAGTCTGACATGGCATCGATCAAGGGGACACTCACTGAGATTCAGGCTCAACTAATAGAGCTGAGACTGAAGGCGATGGAGAAAGGCAAGCAGACTAACCCAGGCAATCAAGAAGAAGCCAAGAAAATTTCTGCGGATATCAGAGCAGGAGGCTGATGAAGCCATGCCTGAACCCCAAGCGCGAGCGTCTTCCGTTCATAGCAATATTCTGAATACGCCAGCAGCCAGCAAATTGCCGGATGCGGTGATGATCTTCAGTTGGCCGCTTTCCAAGGAGATCATGGCAGAGGTCAAGCTCACTGGAAGCGGCATTCGCTCTGTCCATTTAGAAAGACTCCGACAATACCTTGAGCTTGCTAAAGACGCCGTCGATTCTGACGATGGAGACGGGGGTAAATGATCCACTGGCGGCCCGTACTCGCGAGGCCGCCACCAAGGGATCAACCAGAAATTAGTCAAATAGCAGTCAGAAAAATACAGATTCGACATCAAGGCAAACTGTCGCTCAGGATGTTAAGAGTTCAACTGTAACTTAATGTGGCTTATATCATACTGAAAAATAAGGCAGTTAAGTGGTACGCCCGAGAGGATTCGAACCTCTGACCTCTTGCTCCGGAGGCAAGCAGGCTCAGTCAAATGTCGGTCAGAAAATGATTGAGAATATAGGCACTTAGATGCCTGTAGCAAGGTATCAGCAGTTACGTAGCAGTCAAAATCACCGGATTTCTGGCCGAGGCAAGCGGTCTATACCCCCACATTTGACAAGATTCCAGATTTGTTGCAGACTGACAACTGAGTGTTTGTAAGCTCTTGGGCAATACTTGTTGCCCCACCGTACCGACGGACCCTTTTGAGTCCTTTCGTCTAAACCACCAAAAACCCCGTCAAACCACGACATGAGAGTCCTCATCGAGAACTCGTCAGGTAATGGGTCTACCTCGATCAAACGGGCCCGCAGTTACGTTCGGCGCAAGCGTGCGGAGTGGGTAGAGGAAGCCACCGTACCCACAATCTGTTTCACAAAAAACATAAACCATCACCACTACGAAACGGTACTTACTCCAGGTGCTCTCTACTCAGCCGGCCGCGACACACTCGCTCGCTACGACCAGGCGCGGCGTATCCCGATGGTCGGCGATGTCAGGCGCCTGTTCACGACGAAATCGCCATGAGCCCAAATGCGGGTATGAACTTACCCAAATGCGAGGTGCGCTATTTCTGCTGCTGCTGGTGGTTGTTCTGTGGCTCCTGAGTCGATACGGACTGCTCTGATGGAGATGTTGATGGGCTTCTGTTGGGGCGCCGTGCTGGTCTTGATCTTTATCGCGATGATTCTTGTGTGGGAAGAGCCTGCACCGAAGCCCTGCTACCAGTCCGAACCTCGTTCCGCGTGGAACTTCGTAGAGCCGATGAAGCCCACGCGCGAGCGCTGCCTACCGGTTACTGGCGTCGTTGGGGTCTGTCACGCATGCGGCCAGTTCGTGCACTCGGATGCGCACGTGCCGAACGAATCGCTGGGGATTTTCCACGAGGCTTGCTGTCCCGCGTGTCATCCAGAGCCGGAGCCTGTTTGAAAAATATCACTTTGCGGGTCCTTCCAGGACGTACACCACGGGCGGGTGTAACTATTGCGTAAAATCAGTAGTTTAGCGTCCATGGTTAGGTTATAGGTGTCAAAATGATCTCACCTGGGATGATCTGTTTGCTTCTAGCGTTGGTGTGTTTTGTACTGGCGACGATCAATGCAATAATTCCGAGGATCAACGTGATGGCGCTCGGGTTCTGTTTCTGGGTGCTTTCGATACTGCTCAAATGACCGTAAGCACTCGACAATTGGCGGCGATGCTCGGGCTAAGCTTAGCCCGTGTCTACACGCTTGGCCGCCTGGGAAAAATTCAGCCAGAGGCCCCTAATTCCTGGGACGTCGACAAAGTCGCTGCCGCGCTCGGGCGGGATCTAGACAGGTCAATCATACACACGGAGTCGCCATCTGATGACCATGTTCCCGTATCTCCTCGCCAAGGGAGTCAAGCCTACGAGAGCTGGCGCCTGACAAGGGAGAAGGCAGCGCGCGCAGAACTGGAGCGGCAGAAGCTCGAGGGCTCGCTGCTCGATGTACGCGAAGTTAGAACTGCCTGGGCTGGAATGATTTCAATCGCTCGCTCAAGACTGTTGCTCGTCGGAGAGCAGGTCAGCGATACCGTGGCGGCCGAGGCCGATCCCATACGCTGTCGGGAAATCATCACTGGTTCGATACACGACGCCCTTTCATCGCTCTGTGAATCGCGCTAAACAATTACTCAAGGAATGCTGCCGGCTTTGGGCGCCGCCAGTCCGAGAATCGCTCTCGCAATGGGCAGAAGCGAACTTCCGGCTCAGTTCGGAGTATTCGGCGTATGAAGGCCCGCTCAGGCTTTACCAGTTCCAGCGCGGCATCCTGGATGCTTACAGCGACATTTACACCCGCGAGCTCGTGGTGATGAGCGCAACCCAGATGGTGAAGACGCTACTTCTGCAATGCATCATCGCCCACACGATCGCCCGGGATCCGGGCCCGATCCTACTGGCTCAACCTACCGAAACGGATGCCGAAACGTTCTCAAAGGAACGTCTCGACCCAATGATCCGTGACATGGAATGCCTCAGAAAGCTCATCGCACCGGCGAAAAAGACGAGCAGCGCGAATACGGTCCTGCATAAAGTATTCCGCGGTGGCTCGCTATCGCTCATCGGCGCCCAAACGCCTGGCAATTTCGCGCGCCGGTCTATTCGTGTGTTCCTGGCGGATGAGCGTGACAAATGGAAGCGGAATGTTGGCAGGGAAGGCGACGGCTATTCCCTTGGGGTGAAGCGCACGGCCACATTTCGGAGCCGGGCGAAACTGGTTCAGGTATGCTCTCCTACAATCGAGGGCGCCTCGCAGATAGCAGAAGCCTACCAGGGCAGCGATCAGCGTAAATTTTGGGTGCCATGCCCGTCCTGTGGCCATTCCCAGGTTCTTCGCTGGTCACAAGTAGTCTGGGAAGCCGCAGCTCCGCGCGAAACGGCCAGGTACAAGTGCGAAAACGAGGATTGTGGCGCACCCTGGAACGATTTCGAGCGCTGGGGCGCGTGTAGCCGCGGAGAATGGAGAGCCGATCGCCCTTTTCAGGGTATTGCTGGATTCTGGATCTCTGAACTTGCCAGTCCGTGGAAGACACTGGGCGACATGGTTGCGGATTTCCTGTCGAAGAAAGACGATCCTGCGCTTCTGCAGACCTTCGTCAACACTTCGCTTGCTGAAACATGGAAAGAACGCGGCGATGCTCCGGATTACGAGAAGTTGATGGCGCGGAGAGAGCCGGATTACCGTCTCGGTCAGGTTCCGGCGCCTGTTCTGTTCCTCACGGCCGGCGTCGACGTCCAGAAGACCTGGCTCGAGGGTTATGTCTGGGGCTGGGGCCGCGGTAAAGAACGCTGGATTATCGACCATTGGCGGATCGAACACAACCCGTATGATCAGGCGGCGTGGGATGCACTGACAACCAGGCTGAATTCTACCTATAGGCATTCGTCCGGAGCCGATCTCGCCATCATGCGGATGGGAGTCGATACAGGATATGCCACTCAGGAAGTTTACCGGTGGGCCAGGGAACAGGGCGGCGGCAGAGTCATAGCGACGGACGGACGGCCTTCAGGTGCGGCGTTATTGGGGCTTCCGACGCAGGTCGACGTCACAATAGCCGGACGAAAAATCAAGCATGGCTCGAAGCTCTGGCCGGTCAATGTTTCGATGGGAAAGTCGGAACTGTACGGTCTGCTCGGCAAAGAGCGACCGGCAGCCGGCGAACCGTATCCGCCAGGCTGGGTCCATTTCCCCTCGGATCTCCAGGAAGAGACCTTCAGGCAATTAACAGCCGAAGTTCTGGTTACCAGGATCGTCAAAGGCTACCGGAAAACGGAATGGGTCAAGATCCGTGAGCGCAATGAGGCTCTCGACTGCGCGATCATCAACCGTGCCTGTGCCGCGCACATCGGTATTGACAGATTCGGCGAGCGCCGATGGCATGAGTTCGAAACAGCTCTCAGGTATGCCGATATTAAAGAACTCGAGCCGGAACCGGGAATAAAACCCGCGGTTGAAATCGCTCAGCGGTCCCCTGAGATTGGCGTGGTGCGCGAACGCACCCAAAGTTGGCTGGGCGGCCGCGGCGAGAACTGGTTTTCACGATGAGAGTACAGGAACCGGGCATCGGCGAGGAACGGCGTGCACAGTACGAATATCGAACGTCTGTGCTGGATATCGACACGGACCTCAGTAAATGGGGCGACGAAGGCTGGATATGCTTTGCGATCGTTCCGCTCGAATACAATTCCAAGGCTGTTTTTCACTTCCGCAGAAATAAATAATGCCCTGGTTACCCTCGGACCTCGAAGCGTTGGAAGCAGCCATCAAGACCGGTGTGAGCGAAGTGCGCTATGCAGACCGGAGCGTCCGTTACCAATCGCTCGAGGAAATGCTTGCGCTTCGCCAGATCATGCGGGAATCGATCGAAGGCGGCAGTTCAAGCGGCCAGGTTCGGACCACGCTCGCTTCGTACACCAAAGGCTGAGATTTGAATTGGCTTGATCGAGCGATCGACTGGCTGTCGCCGGCCATGGGTCTCAAGCGCGCCCGGGCCAGGCACATTCAAGAGGTTTTGCTCGGATATGAAGGCGTTCGCAGTACACGGCGCCAGGGCGGCTGGAACACGGCGCAGAACAGCGGCAACGCCGAAATGGGCGTTGCGCTCACGAAACTCCGTGATAACGCCCGTGACCTTGTTCGTAATAACGCCTACGCAAAAAAGGCGGTGCGCGAATGGTCGAAGCGCGTCGTCGGATGGGGTATCACACCACAGGCCGATACCGGCAGCGCCTCGCTTAACGAGATTATCGATCAGTACTGGGAACAGTGGGTTCCGCAGTGCATGTCTGACAGGCGGCTCGGGTTCTACGCGGCGCAAAAGCTCATTTGCCGGGCAGCTTTCGAGTCCGGAGAGTGCCTTGTCAGGATCTGGGATAGGCGAATTCAAGATCAGCTCGCCGTCCCGTTTCAAATTCAGATTCTTGAGTCTGATTATTTGGATATCAACCAAACAAAGACGCTCGAGACCGGCTACATTCTCCATGGCATCGAGTTCGACCCTATCGGCCGTATCCGCGGCTACTGGCTCTTTGGGCAGCATCCAGGGGATGTTGTCAACACGAGGCTCGGGAGAAATCTAGCTAGCAGATTCGTACCAGCCGAGGTTATTCTGCACCATGCCGAAATCGAGCGGCCGGGCGATGTCAGGGCAGTAACCCGGTTTGCGCCGGTCATGAACAAGCTGCGAGACGTCGATGAATACGCCGATGCCGAGATTGTGCGTAAGAAAATCGAGGCGTGCCTAACGGCCATGATTACGCAGCCCGAGGGCGCCGACGGTCCAACGATGGGTTCCCTGGTAACGGATGCGGACGGCAACAAGGTAGAGAAATTCCAACCCGGTATGATAATGTACGGCGCCCAGGGAGTCAGCGCGGAGTTCTTCGCTCCGTCGAGCTCCGGCGACTTCGCCTCACATAAGAAAACTGAACTACGGGAGGTCTCCACCGGCCTTGGAATTCCTTATGTGACGCTCGCGGACGACCTCAGCGATGTCAATTACTCGAGCTATCGCGGCGGCGCGGTCGCTTACCGGGATGACATCGACGAATACCGGTGGAATTGGTTTATCCCGCAGGTCCTCGACCCCATCTGGCGTAAGTTTGTCGACACTCTGTATCTGATGGGCGGCATTCCGGAGGCAAATTACGGCGTGAAGTGGAATCCTCCGCCATTCGATCTGCTCGACCGTGAATCAGAGAGCAAGGCCGATATGACCGAGTTACTCATCGGTAAAAAGACATGGCCACAAATGTTGGGCGAGCAAGGCAGAGACCCGGAAAAACAATTCACGGAAATTGCGGCATGGAAGCCCAGGCTGGACTCTGTCGGAGTCTCATTCAATCCGAAAGGAAACAAAAATGGCGAAGCTCAGAATTCCGCGGCCTAGCATTATTGCGACCCTCGCGCCGGAATCGCTCAACGGCGAGGAACGCACAATCGACGCTACATTTTACAGTGGCGCCGAAGTACCTCGGTTTTCGTGGCTCCGCGGCGAATACATGCTCACGCTGGAGACCAAGCCAGGCGCAGTGCGGCTCGGTCAGTTGAACACCGGCTCTGCCCCAGTGCTCGAGGCACACAACGATTGGAGGACAAGTGATGTCCTTGGTGTCGTGGAAAAAGGCTGGCTCGAGAATGGTTCGGCCAAAGCGAGTCTGCGTTTCGCCAAGAACGATGAATCCGCCGATCGCGTCTGGAACAAGATCGAGCAGAAGATCCTGCGCAACGTTTCGATGGGTGTCCGGATTCACAAGATGAAAGAGACCTCGACAGCCGAGGACAAAATCAAGTCGTACCTTGCGACAGACTGGGAGCCATTCGAAATTTCCATCGTCCCGATCGGGGCTGATCCTGGAGCCCATCTTGAACTCGCCGGCGATACCGGCGAGCAGGAAATCGAAGTCGAAGAGTTTTCGCGGGCAACTAGCCCAAAGGAGGCACACATGCCTGAACAGACGGGCGAAACTGCCCACAATTCGGATGCGGTGGCAGCGGCGCAAGCCGCGGAGCGTACCAGAGTCCTGGAAATTACCAAAAAGGGCGCACTGGCCAAGCTGGAGCCGGCTTTCGTCACTCAACACATCGAGGCTGGCACGTCGGTTGAGGAATTCATCCGGCTGGGATTCGACCGGATGGCGGCGCGCAGCGAAGCGATTCCGACACGGGAACATCACGAGATTACGCGCGATGAACGCGAAACCAGGCGCGCACTGGCCGAGTCAGCCATTCTCAATCTGGTCCTGCCGAGCAAATTCAAAGTGGAACCGGAGAATGACTTCCGCGGCATGCGGATTTCCAGGCTGGCCGAGGAGTTGCTCACACGCTCGGGCGTCAGCGTTCGCGGCAAAAACATGGCGGAAATCGTGAATCTCACCATGCACGCGACGGCCGACTTTCCGTACATCCTCGAAAACAGCGCGCGCAAGATGCTGCTGGCCGCCTATGAATACGCTTCTCCAACATACAGGACTTGGACCAAGCGCTCGACAACTCCGGATTTCAAAACGATGAGCCGGTTACGACTCAGTGAGACCCCGGCGTTCATCGTGGTTCCGGAAGGCGGACAGATCCAGCTCGGGCCGATGACGGAATCGCGCGAACAGTACGCGATCGCCACATACGGCCGCGGCGTATCGTTCACTCGGCAGATGCTGATCAATGACGACCTCGGAGCGTTCAACGATTTGATCTCCGCGTTCGGCATTCAGGCCTCCCGGCTGGAGAATAAGACCGTTTACGCGATCCTGACGGCGAATGCTGCCATGGCCGATACAGTCGCGTTGTTCCATGCCACGCACAACAACCTGGGATCCGGGGCCCTTGGTAATCCAGGGCTGGATTCGATGTTTACGGCGATGGGAACACAAAAGGGGCTCGATGGTCTGACGGTTCTTAATTTGCGACCGCAGTATCTGATTGTCCCGATGGCGAAGGCTGCTACCGCTCAAAGCGTGATGACTCCGGTGGGACCGTCTGTCAAGATCACCGATCAGAACTGGTTCGCCGGCCGGCTGACCATCGTCGCGGATGGGGAACTTGACGCCAATTCAACCAGCGTGTGGTATGGCGCCGCAGATCCGAGTACTGCACCCGGCATCGAATACTCTCACCTCGAGGGAGCGGAAGGTCCGCAAATCATCCGCAAAGAGAACGAAGGCGCGATTCTTGGCGTGCAGCTCTATGCGTACCTCGATTTCGGAGCGAAAGCCATCGACTGGCGCCCGCTCTACAAGAGCACAGGCGTATAACCGTTTTTAAGAGGAGAAAACAACATGCCTACTGGATATCTTGTTCCTGCGCCACCGCAAATCAGCCCGAAGGCCACGGTCGTGGCTCATGCTGCTAGCGCTACGTTAACCGTTGCAGACTTCGGTAAAATTCACACCAATACTGGAGCCTCCGGAGCGACTATCTATACATTGCCGGCGCCGGCAGATGCCGCGGGAGTCACTCTGCGAGTCCAGTTGACAGTAGCTCAAACTGTCCAACTGCTGCCACCGTCTGGCAAGTCGGTATACCTCGGTGGTTCCGGAGTTGCTTCGAAATATGCGTTGCTTGCTGGGGTCATCGGCAATTACGTCGATCTCTTCAGCGATGGCGAGGCTTATTTGATAACGGGCTATAGCGGAGTGGTCACAAAAGAGGCCTAACCGTGGCCTTTGATTTTGGGCCACTCAATGATGCTGTAACCAGCATCTACGGTCAAACTGTGACACACATCCCCAACGCCGGGCCGAACCAGGAACTGCAAGCGACACTCCTGGATCCGGCGCGGCTCGGGGAAGTATCGCCTGGTGTTTTGCTTGTGGCAGCCGCTCCGCCTTTACACTTTGTCACGCAGCCGGCAAAGGGTGACCAGATACAAATTGGCAGCGTGGAGTACCGTGTTTTCGCGATTTCCACCGATGCCGGCGGAATGGCGCAACTCTCGTTGACTCTGTGACCAATCCGGATATCCTGCGGGCGAACCTTGTGACAAAGCTCCGCGACATTCCATCGCTGGTAGCGCTGCTCGGCGGAGACCCGGCCAATATCGTCGAGTTCATTGAGCAAGCGGAGGGCGATTCTTTCGGGACCATCGCAAAGCTAAGTCCTCCAAAGCTCTTGGTCATGTACACCGGTTCGGTTCCACGCACGCAGATGGAGTACAGGCAGCACAATTTCTCGTTGATTCCTCGCGTATCCGGGAGCCCGGTTGCGATCTACGAGCAAATCGAGGACGGCATACCAGTCAGCGGCACTGGTCTGAAAATGCTGTACGAGCCAATACACTTTGCCGTGCATCCGATGGAAGTTACATCGATGCAGCGTCGCGTGATCCCAGTGAGCGAGCAGTCCAGCTTTGATTACTGGGAGATCTTGACTTCATTCGTTGAAAACAGAGTAGGAGGGTAAGAAAATGCCTGCACGCGAACAGGAACTCGCAACCGGGATTGGATTTAAAAAGCAGGGTGCTCTGCAAACCGCATTGACGGCTGCGGATCTCTGGACGCTCCGATCGACAAGTTTCAATCCCAGTTTTCCGGAGCACGTCAACGAAACAGACGCCGATGATTTCAACAAGGGCGACGAGTTCGTTACGCAGGTGTTTCCGTCTCACATAAACTTCCCCTGGGAGTGGCCGTACTATCTCACATCGCAGAATGCAGCCCAGGTATTCACGTTTGGGTTCGGCAAGTCCGTGGAGTCAACACCCGGTGCCGGAGCTTTCCAATACGTCTGCACGCTGATGGATCCCGTAACTGACGGCGTAAACCTTCCTGCTACTACGATCGTTTCCGGACTGCGGGCCGGTACTGGCGGCGAGATGCTGGATATGGCACTCATCGGAGCCATCCTGGACTCGTTCGAAATCAAATTGTCGTCTGGGCCTGGCCGCCAAAACGCCACGATGACCTCGCGCTGGTTCGGATGTGGCAAGTACCTGAACAATTCCGGGATCGCGATACCGGCTGTTACCTCAGAGAATCTCCTGCAGAGCGGTGGGGCGACGGTCATCACCATTAACGGAGTCGATTATTTCGCAGCGGCTACGTTTGTAGAAACGACTTTCGGCTATCAAAACAACGTGCCTCCGGATGGCGGATTTTTCGCTGGTTCCGGCGTGATGGCATCGGCGGGAGGAAATTATGGTATCCGCGGCCGCATGCGGCAGGGCCGCCGGACATTTTCATTGACGCACACCGCAGAACTGGAATCCAGTTCAACGGAACTCGCATTATTGCTCGCCGGCACAGAAGGCACAGCAACGATCACTATTGAGGGTGCTGTAATAGCAGGCGCCGTCAAGCATAAACTGATTCTCACCTTCCATCGAATTCGATTCAGCGCGATATCCCTCGGCGAATCTAATGAGGGATTCACGACGGTAGTCGTAGGGTCTCAGATCATGAAACACCCATCGAATGGGGTGATGACGGCGACCATCGTCACGGACAAAACCGGGATCTGCCAATGACCTACCAGGAAGGGGATCGGATCAAAGTCAAGGCGACGGGCAAATCCGGTGTAGTACGCACGGCCAGCTTCCACGTCAAGCGGAGCGTCGGAACGGCCGAGGTCATCGAGACGCAGGCCGTGATGGTAACGCTCGACAATGGCGGCGAATCCGCTGAAGTGCTATTTACCCACGAAGAAATCGAAAAATCAGAGATAAAGAAGGACAAGCACGAGCATGTTCAGCCTGAACGAGAGCATCGAGGGAAGTCCTCGACCCATAAACGTTAAATTGCCGCCTGGTAGTAGTGCGGAGAGCGTAGATGTTCGCTATCCGACGGATGCGGAGTGGTGCGAACGAATTAGAAACTTCCGCATCGTGCATGCAGCGTCCGGCAGGAACTACAAGCGTGTTGGAGATAACAGGCCGGCAGTTTCTCAGGAACTCTTCAAAAAAATCTGCCTGAATGGTCATGGCGAGACTATCGATGAAGCCGAAGCCTTCTACGTTATCGATCGGCTTGAGCGGTCGCAATGCATCGGGGTTGAGCGGAGTGGAGATCTGTTCCAAGTTCAACTCAGGGTGCAAGGTGGCATAACTGTTCATGTTCTAAAGGCTCCAACGCAGAAGCGAGTACTCGAATATAAACGCGCCGTCAGCCCTGAGCCGACTGTGCGTAACGGGAAAATCGAATCCCGCGGGAGGCTCGAACCAGCCGGGCAACTCTACGATGACCTGATCCAGATGCGAGCCCAAGGTTATTCGGCCGGTGTGCCGATAATCCACAAGGACCAGGTTCTATCGGCGTTGCTGCTCGAGATGGACGCGATTGCCAATGACGAAGAAGACGACTTCCCGGAAGACTGAACCCCGGCCAGGAGCCGGGGGGATTCAGGGACGCGATCGCCGGGTGGATTCGAGGCCGCGACGTCGATGAAATTTACCGGCCTCTGCTCGATCGCGTCTCGATCATCGATGCAGCACTTCAGATGCAATTCCACGTGAGCTTGGACGATGTGACGCCCGAGGAGTTCCGGGCGCTGCCCATACTCCGCGCTGAACGTGATCGTTGGCGAGACGAGGAAGAGAAGAAGCAGGCTGCTATCGCCGAGATGAGACGGAAGTCCACGAGCAGTTTCTGAATGGCGGCGAAGTTCGAAACCAAGATCAGGAAGGCCCGGTTCGTAGTCTCGCCCTACACGGCCCAGGAAATGATCAGGTACGGGCAAGTCGTAATCGATTCCAACTTAGCCAGGTGGGACCGCGCCGTCGATGCCAACGATGGAGTGGCGCCTCCGCTGAGGCCTCGCTATGCCGCTTTCAAGTCCAAGCGATACGGCAGCACGCTACGCGATCTGAAACTCACCGGACGTCTGCGGCGCTCTCTGAAGGTGCTTACCGCGAGCGTGTACCGCGCAACGATGGGGCCTATGGATGGCATCCACACACGCAGCCAGAAGCGCCGGAGCCTGACCTTCGGGGATGTCCTGGCCATTCTCAATCGCCGCTGGCGCATGTGGGGCGTGTCGCCGCTGGACCAAACCACCGTCGTCCACAAGATGATGGAACGCCCGATCATTCAGGCGAAGAACGTAGCAGCGTAACATGGCGGCGCAGGAAGTCATCGTTCTCGAGGTTGACCCGACGAGTGCGCTCAAGGCGCAGCAGGCGACGGCGAAGGGCTTCGCTGAGACTGAAGCCCGGGCAAAACAGGCAACGGCCGCGATCGCCGAGACAGCCGAACAGGCCGGTCAGCAGACAATTCGCCTCATCGATCGGAGTAAGAATTCCATCGACCGCATCGCTGCATCAGCTGAGAAGCGGGCTTCACAAATCGGCAGGAGCGCACTGGAGCGACTCGAGTCTCAGCGCACTTTTGATTTAAACCGCGTGGCTGGCGATCCGCGGGCCATCGAGCGTGTGGCGCAGGCTTATTCCAGGCTGATTGCTGAGCAGAAAAAGGCCGATGCTGCGGCCGGTGGGTTCGGAGACAGACTGCGGCATGCACTCGAGAACCCGCGTGGCGCGCTCGATGCGTTGATCGGCGGACTTACAGGATTGCCTGGGCTTATCGCGGCCGGAGCAACCGCGGCTATAGGGCTCGGTGTCGGAGTATTCAAAGTCGTCAGTGGCATGGCGGACTGGGTCGAAAAATTAGATCAGGTCGCTATGCAAACCGGACTGACGACCGAGCAAGTTCAGCTATTGACAGCGGCTGCAAAAACCCAAGGTGTTCAGGCAGACATCATAACCGGAATAATGCGCGGGCTCTCCAAAACGATGACAGAGAGCACGGCAGACGCGATTAAGTTGCGTAAGGAATTGGCCGCAATGGGCGTCAGCGGCAAAGATCCCTTCGAAGTATTTCTGAGTATCGGAGAGGCGCTCAGTAAAATCCAAGATCCATTCGAACGTTTTAATAAGGCCAACGAAATCCTCGGGCGGTCGGGCGGCGAAGCTCTGAAATTGTTTAACGGGCAACTGCGCCAAACGGTAGAGGGAATCAAGGAGATGGGCGCGGCGCTCGATGAGAACGCGCTGGCAGCCATGCGCCGAATGGACCAGCGGCTCGATGAAGCCGGCGTTCGATGGGATACCTGGCTCAAAAAGGGAAAGGCTGCAATCGTCGATCTTGTCGATGCATGGATTACACAATCAGACCGTCTGCAATCGTTAGCTCCAGTAGGCGGAGATCCCTTTTCGGAAGTAGCCAAGCGACTTTCTCCAACCGAGCTTGAAGAGCGCGTAAGGCGCGACGCAGCGACCAGGGAACAGCGTGATATCGCGGCCGGAAGGGCGGTCGTAGCCGAATTCGAACGGAAACGCGGACAGGGCTTAGCCGGACTCCAGGCCAGCCAAGCCGCACTTACGCAGCAGCGTCAGGACGCGTTAGGTCGAGTCGGACGGCTCGGCATCGGCGAAGCAGCAGCACGTACCGCGGTGGCCGATGTCCAGCGGCTGGACAAGGAAATAGCCAGTGTGCAGGCTCGCATCAAGGCTATCCAGGAAGCACCGGCAAAGGCGGAAGCAGAGCGGCGTCAGGCGGAAGCACTGGATAAGGCGCTGCACGGTAAGCGACTGGAGATGATCCGGCAATCCGAAAAAGAAGCTCTTGATTCTGCAGCCAGGCAAGCGGAAGAAATGATTGCGCTCGATGGGCGCGTAGCTCAAGCCAGGACCGAATATCAGCGCGAAACCGGAGAGATGCAGGACCGTATCCGGCAAACCAATTTTGACCAGCAGATGGTCATGCTCGAGCGCAGCCGCGACGAGCAGCTTCGCAGCCTGGAAGCTGTCACGGCGCGGACGGTATCAGAAAAGATTGCACTTGAGCAACAGAAACTCGAGATTGAACTGGAATATCTGAAGCGGGCTGAAGAATTGAATCTCGCCAGCGTGCAGCGTCAGAACCAGTCCGAAATCGACCAGGCTTATCGGCTGGCGCAGACGAAAGAGGACCTGGAGAATCGGCTCACCATTCTTCAGCAGGAATCCGCGCAACGCGTGGCAATCGCGCGTGATGATGCGGAGGCACGGATTAGGGCGACACAACAGGAATCCGTGAACCGTCAAGCTGCCACCATGCAGACCGAATATGAAAGGGCCTTCGACCGTATCCAGAACGGCTTCGAGGGCCTGTTCGACGCACTGCTAACGCGATCCCGGTCGTTTGGCCAGGCGTTGCTCGGTATGCTCCAGGCTGTGCTGCTGACTCCGCTGAAACAGGCAATGTCCGCAACCGTGGCCGGCGTGCTGACAGGTCGCGGCGGCGGGGCGCTTGGCGGGCTATTCGGTGGACTCCCAGGGCTCGGAGGAATTGGCATACCCGGGGCGCCCGGCGGTACTCCTGGGTTTGCCGGACCAGTCGGAGGTCTCGGTTCGATCGGCAACGCGGCCGGGCTCCTGGGGCTCTCCGGTATCGGCTCGCTGGCTCTCGGAGGCGGGATGCTCGGCGGGCTCGGAGCCTTCAAACTTGGGCAGCGCGGCGGTATCGGCGGTGCACTCGCACCCGGGCTGGGCGCTTTGAGCGGGATGCTCGGATTCGGCGGACTTACAGCTATGTTCCCAGCACTGGCTGCCGCTGGGCCTTTCGGGCTCATCGCGGCTGGCGGCATTGGTGCGTTCGCCGGCATACTCGGGTTGCTCCGCGGGAAATCTACCGATAAGATCCGCGAGAAAATCCGAGGGGCTTACGGCATCGACATCCGCGAGAAGAACATCCTTGAGCAAATCGCCGGAATTACCAAGCAGAACTTCGGCGGCAACATCGATATGGCGATTAGCTCGCAGCCCATCCGCGAATTGATCAATCTCTACTCGATGGCTTTCGGCGGCCGTAGCATGGGTCTCTCGAACGTGGCGAGGCCGGTGAGCGTGTTCCAGTCCGGCGGCCAGATCACGCAGGCGCCATCGGCTTACTCTGCAGCGCCGCCAGCGGGAAGCCGCGGAATGACCGTCGTGATGCCTGTGCAGGTCGTCGGGGCGCGTGAATTCCTCACCCAGGAAACGACGACGGTAATCGCGCGCAGCGGAAACGTCGTGCAAGGCGCGGTGCTATCCGCGCAGCGGGCCAATGTCGGGCGCCGGAAATCCGCAACCAACATGCTGGCACCAAACTTAATCACTTCGTAAAGAAGAAAGGTAAAAGAATGCCATACGAAAACCCAATCTGGTCGCTGACAGCGGCCGAAGCTGACGAACAAGTGGTCTGGCTGAATGCCAATGGCATGGCTACTGCCGGTTCGATCTATGACATGTACAAGGCTGATTACCGGGAGCCAAACCACGGACAGCAAATTCCTCCCGACGAAAGCGGGGAATGGCTGACTGATTTTGCCAACAAAACTACCGGCTACAGCCTGGGAATGATCAAAGACCGACGCGGGAAGTACGAAGAGGCAGTCGCCGTTCAAATGACCAAGGACGATACGGGACACAAGCAGTAACCTGAATGCCAGGTTCCGTCCAGAACGCCGCTCCCGTGGCTGTGATGCCGCGGTTTCTTGCCTCGCAGTTCACGCACTCGCGCGAGGTATGGGTCCAGCAGAATTTTTACCGCGACGGTGAGCGGCAGACCGGGCTACTGGCCAATACGAGCCGCAAACGATTTAATGCAACCTTCATCGGCCCAGCGTCGGAACTCACAGCCATGCGCGAGTTTTATATGGCCCGCAAAGCAGGGACAGAACCGTTTTGGTTTTACTACCTGCCCGAGACCGGCTATGTGTATGATCCAAGCGGTATCAGTTCTACAGGCCGCTACGCTGTCGTTTTCGCGAACACCTGGGAGCAGATGGTTGGAATAGCCCGTTCACAGGTCCAGATCCAACTCCTCGAGGTGAACTGATGGCTAATACGTTCTACCCGAAGGCCAAGAAAGCCTGGGCCAAAGGTCAAGTCAACTGGGAAGGCGACACCATCAAAGTCCAACTCGTGGATACTGCGGCCTATACCTACTCGGCAGCGCACGAGTTCCTCTCCGAATTGCCGATCGGCGCCCGTGTTGGAGCCGCAATAACGCTTGCTAATAAAACCGCTGCAGACGGTGGAGTACTCGACGCCGACGATGGCAGCTTTGTAGCGCTGGCCGGACCACAATTAGAAGCTATCGTCATCTATCAATACACCGGCGTGGAATCGACATCACGGCTGCTCTTGTACCTCGACTTCGGCGTGGGGATTCCTTATACTCCGAACTCGTCAACCGTCCCTCTGATCTGGGACAACGGCTCCTCAAAAATTGCTAGATTGTGACACGATTATCTTTAATTGCGCTGTTCTTTGCGGCCTCGTTATCTGCACAGAACCCGAATACCGCCGTGTTCCCGGGCGCGATCCTCACAGATGCAGTTTCCACGGTAGCGAAAGACCGCGCCGTCTCAGTTCTTGATGCTTCCATCGATGCCGATGATCTTACACTCCAGGTCGATACCGGGCATGGCGTAAGGTTCAACCGCGCGTTCATGCTAATCACAATCGAAGACGAGCAAATGATGGTCTGCTCTGTCGCGGGAGATACTCTCACTATCTGTCCTGGGACTCGTGGCTTCTCGTGGACTAACGCAGCCAGTCATTCCAACGGCTCTGACGTGAGCGGCAATTACGTGGAATGGATTATGAACCAAAGCCTTGCAGAAATAAAAGCTGTTCAGACATTCCTCGGTATTAACGGCCTCAATATACTACGCACGAACGCTGACAACATCACCACCGCGGAAACTACGACGACATTTCAGCCAGGCACAACGAAGCCCGGGTTCCGCGTGGGGTGCGGACCGTTGCCGACAACTCCCGGGACCGGCGGCGTGCTTCATTGCAACTCAGCCAGCGCGAACGATCCGTACTGGAACGACGGCACGGCCTGGCGCAACCTCGCACAAAGCTTCACCGGCATAGCGAACCGCGGCTTCGAACGCACCGGCACTAACTTTTCTATAGACTCTACTGTTCATGGTTACGACCACGGCAACCTCATCGTAACGGTCTACGATTACGACACCAGCAATCAAATCCTGGCCGCGGTGCATGTTGCCAGGACCGCGCCGTTCGCCATAAGCCTCGCTGGCAATCTCCCATCGTCCCGGCACATGTGGGTGACGATCGCTGGCTGGGGCGGACCGAGCGGCGCCGGCACGGGCGACGTGACGGGAGGCGCCGTGTTGACGACGAATAACTCTCTCGTGAAGGTCGGCACGACGGACGGAGGCCTCGTAGAAGCTGCAGCTTCCGACGTCGTAGCGGAGTTCGGCGGCGGGAGCTGCTCGGGCTACCTGAAGAGCGACGGTAGCTGCGATACACCGTCCGGCGGCATCAG